ACTGTCGCCTGCAAAGCCAAGCGATGGCGCCGTAACACTGCCGACCGGCACTTGGCTGCATAACGTCCCAAATGTCACTCTCTTGTTCTTATCTGCATCTGTTGATGCGTCAGCATCAAGAACAAGGAATTCATCGGCCGAATCTGGCGCTGTAAGCGCCGTAAGTTCAGATAGCTTGCGGTCAGCCATTGCTTTTAGTTAGGGGCAGTGGGCCAAGTGATGGTGTAAGGGAAGCCGTCCTGCTGAGGCACGTCCCTCAATGCTTGGCGATATGTGACCCAAGCAGTCTTGGTAGCTTCAGGAACGTCAGACGATTGCGTCCAATCGGTGTTCCGCAAAAGGCTGTTTCGCTGTGACCGCACATCCGCAGAAAAAACCTCTAAACGCTCAGCCTCTGGGCATTCTGCAACTTGGCTGCTGTATGTCGTATTTAACTGATCGTAAAGAGTTCTACCGTACTCTTCTCCATCGTCGGGAGATGCAGTAAAAGGTACGACTTCTCCAGTGCTTTCTAGCGTTACGTCACAGTCAATCGTTCCCATGACATTACGCCGAGCGTTTGTAAACGCAAAATCTCCGTTGTCTTGGGTGGTAAACATGGAGAGCCTCAGTAAGTCGATGCTAGCAAAGGACGCAATTTAGGCATAGCGCAGCCAGAGAGATGTCTCTTTAGCACCGCTAGAGCCAGATTCCCCTGCAAGCCGCCCCATCAATCTCCAACTGCCAGATGGCGTGCCTGCATCATTTCCATTGGCGTTTGAATACCTCAAGTTAGACCCTGATGTCGTAAAACCGGCATCTTTGTCTTGGTTCGTATTAACCAACGTGCAAAAAGCGTAAGTGCCCTTCGCGCCAACAGATGCGCCAGCCGTGGTATCAAGAACGTTTGGGATATTGCTAGTGAGCGCAATCGTTCCAGTCGCATTCGGAAAGGAAAACGTTTTGCTGGCCGTAAGGTTTTGAAAACTTACATGGCCTAATATGGCTGTTTGCCCTGCTTTGGCAAAGCTATAACTTGTAGACGTTGAGTTTCCGTAGAACCTTACATTGTTTGGGTTAATTGCTATGCGAGTTGTGCCGCCAGTTTTTAACAGCATTACGTCATTTGTTCCACCAGCGTTAATAGATAAATCACCAGCATCGTTGCCAATAAAACCTATGACTTCAGTGCCATTGTCGATGCCAATAGCCGTTGCAGTGCTTTCAAATTTGCCTGTGCCGACAACATGCAGGTTATTGTCAGGGTTGTCTGTCCCAATACCCACATCGCCGTCTGACTTGACGGTTAGCCGTTTGCTGCCAGCGGTGACAAGGCTGATGTCATCAGCTGCATTTCTTTTAAGACCAGTGTTGATGTCAGAAGCAAAGGAAAGGCCCGGCTTTGAATCCGTTCCATCAGCAAGCAGCACCTGACCGCCAATTTCGGCAAGCGTTATCCAAGCGTCATTAGCAGCGTTGCGCTGCTTCAACAACCTTGGAGTGACGGAGGTATCAACCCAATACTGGTAAGAAAAAGATGGACTCGGGGGACTGTCGTTGCTGTTTTGACTGACGATCGCTGCGAGCGCGCCATTTAGCTCAGTGCGGAAATCCGAGCCGCTTTGGTTGGCAAGAAAGTAATCGGAAATCGGCATTACTAGGTCTGTTCAGAGCCAAAACCAGAAGCAGCGTACTTGAAGTCTCTGCTCACCACAGTCCCTGCGGAGGTCTTGAAGCGAATAGTGAATCCAGTGCGTGCCGTGGATACAAGCTCATAATAGTCCCCACTAGCAAGGGCTAGAGCTGTGATTCCGATTGTCGGCGTCTGGTAAAAAGCATTCGTAAACGTCACGGTAAAGTCACTGCCGTCACTTGGCGTTCTGTAATAGCCTGGATTATCTGGCGATTCCGTGCTACCGGTGGCAGGGGTGTTTTCTGTCCTTGATGGCACCGAAAGTTTATAACCCAGTTGATCAATCAAAGGAATTTCATCGGGCTGCAAGCTTTCAAGCTCTGCTTTGAATTGGAATGATCGACCAACAAAAGTCGTCTTGTCCAAAATTGTCCAAGGCCCAAATGTAAGTGAAGACTCGTACAACAGCTTGTTGCCGTCTTCAAGCAAGAACGTATCAAGATCGTATTCAGGCAAAAACTCGTCGTCAGTTGGAGCGTCGTCGCTAGCTCGAAAATACAGCTGAGACGATGTTTCTTCGGCTAACGCACCATCCCAATCCGCCCAGGTATCGACCAGCGCAGTCCGAGAGTCGATTAAGTCGCTTAAAAATAAACCACGAGAATCCAGAATTCTGTCGAGCGTTATCTCAAACTTTGCATCTAGTGTTTTGACGCTGGCGAATTCGTACTCACCTGAAAACGCTCCATCGACCAATTCATCGGTGTCTAAAATCAAACCGTCGAATTCACTTTGAGGTGAAACGACGACATTTTTCTTTAACCCTTGGAACGGCGGACTATCTGTATCTTCATTTCTTGTTTCAATTAAATACTTCGGCAGTGCCTCTGGAATGTTTAGGATCAGACTGACCGTTGTGATGCTTCTTTTTTTAGTAGTTTCGTCTCTAAGTTTTATCAAGTATTCGCCATTAAGCCTTGGAACTATTGCTGTGTTCAAAGCAGCAGGCACCTCAGCAAGATTTACAGAGTTCACAAAACTTCCAGTGCCGTCTATCTTGGGTGAATGCTTAATAAGTGCAACCAAGTTGTTTAGTTTTTCAGTTGCAGGCGGCTTCCAATGCAGGGCAACTTGCGTATCGCTGATTGGGTTAATAGTTAAATTTTGAACATTTTCGACTAACTTGTTGCCTCCAATAATTGCGGGAAGGTCTGGCGCTACTGCGCTGCTGTTGACATAAGTGGATTGCTTTTTAGGAAGTCCAAGGCCAACGGCTCGTACCTTTATTTCAAAAGTCTTACCAGGCTGAATACCATCAACCTCTAAGGACGTTTTAGACGAATTAAGGTTGTTGTAACTACCCTGACCAATTCGCCAAGAAACATCATAACTTGTTGTAAATCCCGTTTCAGACGCTTTCCAAGATGCAATAGCACGGTTTGTGATACCACCGTCTTTTTCAATAAGCTGGAATGTGATTCCTAAACCCTCAGGCTTGCCTGGTTTTTCGTCAATAACAGTGATGTCCTGAAATTCAAGATCTTGGTCTTGCTCAGCCGCTTCGTAAATACTGTCATTAAACTCAACCGCTGTAATAGCAAACGTTCCATCACTGTTATCAGCGACCGATAGGCAGCGGTATTTTTGTTCGGTTACTCCGCTGGTGCTTATTGAGTAAATAGCTTGGGGAAGCGGTGCTGATGTAAACGCAGAGCTGACAGTAATCGTTGTGTCGCTTGTGTTTTCAGGGTCAATCGCTCTGCTTTCAACCGTTCCATTACTCAAAACACACGTCAGCGTTGGATTCTCCCCGTCGGGCAGCGTGATGGACTGATCGGCAACAATAGTTGTTGTGGTAGAGCTGCTAATCCGCCCAGACAACCTGGTTGCAGCACGCAACTCATCCTGAATTGCAAATACCTGACCAGGAAAAACTAAAACGCCTTCGAGGCCGACAGAAAAGGTGACAGTATTTGCGTCAAGCTCTTCTGTCTTAAGCATCCAACGCCCCAAGCGCCTTGCTTGATACTTTGATGTGCAGCCAAAGGCAAGAACTTCTTTGACTTGATAGCCGTATTTAGAAATAAGACTTGAGTCTTCGATGCAAACAATGTTGGGTTTATATAAATTCTCTGGGTCGCTATAACGTACCCTGATGCTTGTGCTGCGCGTCTTCAACGACGATCCGCTGTAGCTGAAAACACCTTGGACAACATTTGAATTTGAAAAGATGTGAACAGGGTCAACATTCGTACCATCAAGATTTCCGTGATCCGCTGTCAGGTGAATGGTATTGGACTGCCAGTACATCATTCCTCTAAAAATAGAGGCAAAATCTTGCAGTACCGTATAAGCTTCAGCCTGTGACGACACCTGCACATTGCAAGCAAATCGTGGCTCATTTCCGTCTGGCGTGCTGACTGGCTCGTTTGCATATTGAGCCAGAGGGTACAAATCAACCCAACTTAAATTGCTAAATTCAATAAAATGGCCCGCGCCATAACGCTTGTTTACAAGCAGGTCAAAAAAGATGCAGACCGGACATGTTGTCCATACCGCATCGCCCAGACTTCCGTTGAAGTTGCCAATAAATTCAAGGCTTCCGTCCTCTCTTGGAACGGCATTGTGTGGCACGCGGACTTTTTTGCCTCGTACCAGATAAGCTCTAGTCGGCAAAGACGGAAACTCTTCCGTCGAGATGTCCATGCCTACACAAGCCGCAAAGGGGTAGGCGCTCCTAACATTTACATTTTCAATAATCGACGTCCAAAAAAGACTATTTCTTCGACCGCTTTTTAAAGGCTTTCTCTTGTCCTCTTCTTGAAACTCGCCAAAATCAGCTCTAAAAATATCCTGGTCAATATCTGCCGCATCGCTTTGATTGTGCGGAATATCTCCTTTGTAACTGCGGTAACTTAAATCAGGATACTTTTCGACTTTTACGTTCCAGGGGGGTTTTCCTTCTAGTTTGATTCCTGAGATAGTAAGCTGATAACCACTGGTGCTAATCCCCTCTATGTAAAAAATGCCGCCTGGGGTTGCCTTAATGTCTTGGTCGCTGGTTTTTACGGCCGATTTTTTAATAGTTTTGAACCCAGTTCCGCTACCCACACTTTGGACATAAACTTTGAAAAATATCTGAGCATCAAATAATTGGCCTTTTACAAGACCTTCCTGCGCTGTCGAGAAAAGCTGCGGGATTGTAAAAACTAAATCAATACTGTCTACATCAGTATTTGTAATCTTGACTACTTGAATGCCATGCCCGTAGTTTCTTGATTTTACTCTTGTGCCTCCGTTTGAGGTTGTCTCTAGGCTTTCCGTGTATTCTTCGCCTACTTGTTTGTTGTTTAGGTCAACAACAGTGCTTGTCTTTCCTTTCGCTTGAGGCAAATAACTTTGTTCTTTCCACCCAACCCTTAGCTCATGGCTTACTTGATTTGTGTTTATAAAATTTTCGCCGTCTTCGCCTTTTATCGGAGACTCGTCTAAATATATGCCTTTTCTGTTGCCCTCAATCCCGTCAATGGGACCCTCGCAGAGTAGGTCAACAATCTTGATGACAGAAGAAGAATTGAGTCCCATGTTTACGCCTCCGAAACTAAATTTTCAGTTTGGTTTTGACTTGAATTGGTGAAATGATCGTAGCCAACGCCTCTGACTTTAATTCTGCCATTGTTAGTGTCGGCATCAGTATCAATAATGCGATACCTGACATCTACGGTCGTATCGCCATCCTCTTTGCCGCTAACACCGTAAGTTATTGCGTGGCACCATTTATACTTGTCAGTGCTTGCGAGTAATCCTTGAATGGTGCCGCGAACGTTACAAAAAATTGGGGACTCGCCAGAATAGTTGTCTTTTTTAACCACAAGTTCGTATGTGACAAAGGCGGGGACCGTTTTGCCGCCAAGCTGTCTTCCAAGTCCTTTGTCTATCTCAAGAAACACTTGAAGGTTGCCAAATTCATTGTCGTCTTGGTCATAGTTCCTAATGTCTGAAGTGTTTTCAGTTTCTCCAACTTGGTCAAAAGCTAAAACATCGCTTGAAAGTTTTTTTTCGTAGCCTTTACTAGTGTTCTTGTTTTCAAGTTTGGCCGAACTATCGCTCCACTTTCTTGTTCTTAGGCCGTTATGTGATTTAAAGTTGTTTTTAGGTTTTTCACCATTTACCGTAATTGTCGCTGCACCTGGCGCGATAAAAAAGTTGCTAGTTGGGTCACTTTCGTCTGCAACCTCAACCTTAGAAGAAATTAAGTGGCTGCCAACCAAAAGCTTGCCGTACACCAGAGGAACTGTCGCTCCAACCCCAACTGTGTTTGCAGGACCAGAAAAAGCATAAGATTGCTGGCCCGATACAGCGCGTGAAACTCCTTGTGCACCTGATGCGTTGGTGTTTTCTCCACTAACAGTTCGCCTGTTGTTGTCAAGACTTGGAATGACTGGTTGCGGCGAAAGCAACTGGGCCGTACCACTAAGAGCTAAGGCACCGCCGATTGCAAGAAGCGCAATACTTCCTACTGCCGCCTGACTAACAGCAAGACCCCCAGCAACAGCGCCGATACCAGTAACACCAACAGATCCTGCAAAAATAGTACCAGCACCAAAACTTACGAAGGAAAGAGCAACTAAACCTACTCCAACTAAAATCTGCGTAAGTGCGCCACCGCCGCCTCCGCTGCCTGCAACGACGGGGGTTAGAACAAGATCGTTTTTACCTAACGGTAAATGCAGATCGTCGTAATTTAAGCACTCGCCAGCTTGGACTAACGTGTAGCCAATACCGCGCTTATGTGCTTCAGTAAGTTCTTTCTGAAATTCAGGTTTGTTGATGCACAGTAGTTTGATTGCCTCTGCAGGAGAGCGCAGATCGTGGTACCTGTGCTCTGAGCCATAACGCTCGCCCAGATCACCCAGCAACCTAACGGTCTGTTGCATACCGAAAGACTGCTGCGACTCTAGAAACATAGTATCGCCTTAGTGGTTCTACTGCACTAAGCGAATCTTGCCGCTGGTGAAGAATCTGCTGATTAGGAAGAAGGATTGCAGCGTGCATTGGTGCTGACGTACCAAGCTTCATGATCAATACATCGCCAGGGCGCTTGCTGGCGTAGCCAACTTGCTTAAAACCGATAGCCAATGCTTGTTGCAAAAAAATGCTGTCGCAGGTTTCTAAATCGTCAGGCCGTTCAAAATCAGGCAACTGGATTCCCTGCAGTCCAAACCAGTCGCGGACCAGGGTAAAGCAATCGAACTTGCCGTACTCCCACTGCCTGCCGATTAAGGCTCGATAGTTGACCATTGCTTGTCTGGCACACTCCAAATATGCCAAGGGATCTTCGTTCCAGTGCACGCACGTCTATCAGCTTCACTAGCCGCTCCACCTTTTGGATGTGAGTGGACTATGGCCTGAACAGTTCCGTACATTGCTGCGATGGCGTAGTCCCTAGGTTCGATTACAAAATCAGCGCACGGGTCATCCGCAATGTTGCGACAAGGCCAGTACTTGCCATCGACCACGACTCCGCAAGCTTCGTTTGGGGTGGATCGTGCTGCGTGCTGCTCAGCGTCAGATTTGAAGTCGAGCACTTGGAAATCCTCCAAATGGCAGCAAGTCATCATCAGGCCCAATACCTTGGCCTTTTGGGAAGCGCTTCTCACACGCCTCTAAGTTTTTGGCGCATTGATCGTCTGCTGCGTTAGTGACTTGTTGGTTTTGCAAATTAAACATTTTGCCCGGCTTGTAACCGCACTCACTGCCTTTGTAAATCCAAGGACAGTGCTCAACAACTTGCCTGCCAGGCAAACGCACATTGGTAAGATCGAGTTTGCCTGCTAGTTCAAACTCAACCAATGTTGGGTTTTCCAGCGCCACACGGTCTATGTACCAAGACTCATAACCACCGTTAAACAGTGCGTTGGGGTCATAAGTAGGGTTTACACCGCTGGGAAAGTTAATCGGGTCAAGAAACTTTTTACAAGTTCTGATTCTTCTTACTTCTGCCCGCAGTGGATTGTACGCAAGTAATAACGAACTTATCGCACCATTTCCAGGGTTGCCGGGGGTGCCAGCGTTCGAAATTTTCATTGTGGGGCGAGGCAGCGTGCCCTTTGTCGTCACCTCAAACCCGTCTACTTCGATTGGAACTGCTGCATAGCTGACTCCGTCAAAAACAATGTCACTGGTTACTTCATTCGTACCAGCGTGGTAGTAATACACCAGATCTACGCCATTAACATCAGCAGTAAGGTGCAGCTGAAACAATTCAATGATTGCCGAAGGCTCTAAAGAATAAAGCTCTACTTTTACGTTTTCTGGTGTTGTAGTCATGCCTCAAACACCTCCTCAAAAGTTGCGCTAATTTCAGCGCGGCCTGGAAAAGGAAGTGTTTTTGACCAGCTTCTGCAAATAAATTTTTTGCTGCTTGGCTCGCCTGGTGGCGTGTAGTCGAAACTTTCGGCACCGCCTCTGGCGTCTAAAAAACTTTCGATTGTGTCAGATTCTGTTTCTGATACGCGGAAAGTCATACTGTAGTTTTTTGGGTTTTGGTTTATGCCGAACACACTGCGTTGGCTATACCCAGAACCGAATTGAGCAACTCGGACTTTGGGTTCACTTTGTTTAGTTACCCCTGGTGCAGGGTCAAAAGCAGGAAACGTAGGCATTACGCAAGTAATCCTCCAGGACGTTTTTGCTTGATTATTTCAGACTGTACAGCAGCGCCAATAGCAGCACCCAAAGCCTTTGCATTTGGTTCGTTGCCTTGGGTGCTGGAACCTTTGGCGTCCACGTTGACGACAACATTCGTGTCGCCTCCACCTAACTGATGGTTTGGAACGATAGTGCCAGATGTGCTAGGAACAAACAGCTCAGGGCCACGCTCACCAACGATTGAAGGCTTGCCAACTGGAGGACGACCGCCATTCGCAAAACCAGGAATCATTCCGCCAGAGAAAAAGCTAGGACCAGCAACAGACATATCTCCGTATGCCCCGGCTGATACCGAGCCTCCTCCTCCTCCTGCTGCTGGTACCCCCGCAAAGAGACGAGCAACGCCTATGGCGATGTAAGTTGCGATCATCTGGGCTGCAGTTTGAAGAAGTAGATTTGCGATGTTCTTAAGGAAATCGGCAAATACTTCCTCAGCACTCTTCGTTCCAGCAACAACCTCGGATAGTCCGGTTGTCATTGCTGCGCCGAAAGCGTCACCAATTCCCTGCGAAACAGTTACGGCAACTTGTTCAAAGTCATTTAGTGCTTGGGTGGACTGTGTAATAAATGCGTTTAAAGGTTGCTGTGCTTCAATCAAGCTTTGTTTCATCAGCTCGATTTGCTGTAGTTGACCCTCGCTAAAGTTTTTGCTATCTCGTAGCTTTTGCATTTCTTCGCGCAAGCGAAGCTGCTCTGCTTCTTCGCGGGTAGTTGCAGTGGCAATATCTAACTGTGACTGCAAGCCTGTAATAGTATTTGTAAACAGTTCGTTTCTTTGACGCTGTATTTCTGTCATGTCTCGCTCAGTGTCGCGCATTGCAGCTACTCTTTGGGCTGCAGCTGTAAGGTTAATTTCCTGTACCTCTTGTTGATTTGTTACTCCTATTAAAGACTTGAGCCTGTTTTGTTCGATAGTAAAGATAGCTTGCTCACCTTTAATTCTCCTAGCAGTTAACTTGTCTTGAGCTGCTTCAGCCGCAGCAATACGATCCTTAAACTCTGTTAATTGAGGTAGTGCTTCACGTCCCAGGGTTGATTTTGCAAGTCTTTGCTGTAGTCTATTTGCTTCAGTAGCAGCTTTTGTAGAAGCCCTATTCTGTTTTTTAATTCTGCTGTCAAGCGCTTTATCTCGTTGACGATCAATATCTAAAAGGGTATTGTTATAAGCAATTTCATTTTGGTTTGTTACTTTTGCAAGTAGCCCATAATTTTTAATGTTACCCTCTTTGTCTTTTTCTGCTGCATTTACAGCCAGTTTGTTCGCTAAATTTCTTTGCTCAAGAGCTTCTTGTTTTAACAGGGTAACGTAATTTTCATTGGTAAAATCTTTGTTTTCGGCTGCAAGTTTATTCTGAACTTTGGTCAATCCAATGCTCTTTATGCCGAACTTTTCTAAAAATGCTTTATCTTTTAGTTCTTGAGCTTGAGATAGCACTATTCCTTCAGCCTCTAAGCGTCGTTCACGTGCCAATTCACGCAAACGTCCCTCAATTTTGAGTAGTTCCCCACTTTTAGCGGCTATAGATGAACTACCTGATGCGCCTGACGCCCCAATAGCGCTTGTTGCACTTCCTTTGAGAATTTCGGTGCGCCTGGCTTGCAGCTCTTTTGCTTCATCAGTATCTAAATTTAGACCTGCTTGTAAATCATTTGCCTGTTGAAGAACACCCCCGACAAAAGAGGCAACACCACCAAAAAACTTAGCAGCGGCTGCCTGCATTAAGGCCATTGTTCTTTCAAACTCTCGCCCTAAATCAGCGGTATCATCACCAAAATTTCGAAGCGCGTTAACGCCATCGTTGCCAACAGTCGCCGCAAGCAGAAGCGTGGCAGCTTCAAGGGCTTCTTGTTCAGAGCCCAACTGTTCAATCGCCTCTATAGCTTTAGCGATTTCTGTACCTGCAAAACCAGCAGCTGTCGCTAAAGCACCTATATCAGCAGTTAGGGGGTCTAACGCTTGGCCTAGCTCCGCTGTACTTTTTATAAACTCATCTACAGTAGTGCCCAGTTGCGTACCTATCAAAGACAGGCCAAATCCAAATTGACCACCAATCAAGCCGCCCGCACCACCACCAAGTGCACCCCCTAAGGCTGCACCGGGGCCTTGCCCAAAAAGTAAAGGAAAGCCGCCACCAATGAGTGCGCTACCTAAAGCTTCTTGACGCCGTCTAGCTCTATTTTCTCTTTCTTTAGCTATATCTTGTTCAAGTTTTTTAATACGCTCTAGTCCCGCTTTGCGCTGAGCTTCAATGCGCTTTTCGCTATCTTGCCGAATCTGTAAATATAATTGTTCAGCCTCAGTGGTTGCTCTTGTTCTAGCGCTTAACCTTCGATCAAAATCTGCTTGTTTTGCTTTATCGGCTTTTATAGCTGCGTCTAAAGCAGTTTGAATACTGTCAAGCTCTGCATCTAGCTGTTTTTGAGTAAGTTGGATTTTTGTATTAGTAATATCAATAAATTTACGGCGTTGGTATTCAGTTACTTCGTTAATTACTCTTATAGCTTCTTGTGCTGCCTGTCCGCTTTTAATAGCCTCTGCGGCTAAACCCGATGCTCTAGCTCTTCCGGCAGCAGCTAAAGGGTTGAAATCTGGGGCGGGTTGGGGGCCAAAATTAGGTTGGCCGCGAAGGTACGCACCAGCCATTGTTGTTTGTGCCCCGCGCTGTGTAGGGGGAACCGCTGCTGCGTTGTATGCCTTAAGGGCGGCTGTTGCTCGCGTTCGAGCACCTATTTCTTTTTCAACAAGGTCGTTAGTTATTTTTTGCGCTTGGTTGGATGCACCAAGTGCGCTTACATACTGGTCTATAGCTTTTTTATACGTTTTTGTAGCGTTGCCGGCCTCGTCAATCTGTATGCGGGCTTTATTTAAGTTTCGTCGAGCCTTTTCTACTGCTCTTGCGTATTCGTTTAGATTTGCAACCTGTTTAGTTCCAAAAATCGTCCGTTTATTAGTGTTGTCTATACTTTTCGATAATTTAGTAATCTGCTCAAGTGCTTGCTCAAGATTTTTAGCGCCCTTTACGCCGATCTCAATTTCAGCTCTGTAAGCCACAGCTAGACCGACGTACCTGTTTACCTACTTTAGCGGCGGCGGCGCTTGGCTTTATCCATTGCTTTTTCTTGCTCGTCGTTGAGCACTTTGAAATAAGCGCTCCAGCCGATGAGTTCCTCTGGGGTCATGGTGGCGCGAACTTGCGACAAACTCATGCCCAGTTCTTTGGCAACGCCGAACTGCAGCATGAGCCAGCTGTCTTTACGCAGTTCTGCGCTCAGGATTTTGGGTCCATTTCAGCTGCTTGGTCTTCGGTAAGGATTGCCAGCATCAGTGCCTGCAGGTCTTTGTCTTTGACTTCGTTTTTAAGGACGTCGATTTCGCCTGGATTGAAAAGTTTTTGGCCGTTTTCATCTGCCGCTTTAGCAAGCAACAGCTGTAGTGCAAAAGCGTTGGCGTCGTCAGACTTGGCGTTGCGTTGGGCACGCTCGCGCTCGGCCATTGTCAGTGGCGTCACGTACATCTCAAACATCGTTCCATCTGACAGTTCGACTTCTTTCTTGGCTGGTTCAAGATTTGCGGCTTGGCGCAGCTTGTCGATTGCACGCAGATTGCTGGCGGGCATTTGAATTACAGATGTATGCGTCTAATGTAGCGGACTAACCATGAAAAAACCCCGGCGGTTAACCGGGGTTAGCACCCTTAGTTTGATTCTAAGTTATTAGGACTTAGAGAAGTCGAAGGTTGGGGTGCTGCTTGGGCGGAAGCTGATTTCCACGGACTGAGCGTCATCAGGGTTGATAGCCAGGCTTGCGGAGGTCAAGTTGGCTTCAAACTCGATGGAGCGGCTAAGCGTATCGCTCAAATTACCACCGCTGAACACTTGGTCGGTGTAAAGCTTGAATTTGGCACCGGTTTGGATGCGCTGCAGCACGTCCTCGATCATCCGGTTGCCCAGAGAATCGTCGGTGTCGGTGAAATACACCGTTGCGCTTCCCGAACCATCGGCAAAACCTGCGATGAAGGTACGGAAAGGAACCGTTTGACCGGGAGTAGCGCCGATGGTGGTGACATCGATTTCGTCACGAGTGACCTCAAACGACCACTCACGCACCTGCGCTACTGAAGTGAAGGTTGCGTACTCAACCTGGAAAGTGTTGGGAGATGAAACAGTACCGGTGCTAGTGATGCTGACGGCAGAACCACCTGAGGTGGTGGACACCTGCATCACGCCAGTGCTGTTCGTGTAACTGATGACGTAGTACGTGTCAGGGACACTACTGGTCTCGGCGTCAAGACCTACGGGCAGGGTGCCGGTTCCGGCGCTGCCGTCGTTGGCGTTAACAACGCTAAAAACAACAGGATCACCTACCTTGAAATTCAGGTAGGTACCGACGGTGATTTCGTCGTTTTCGGTGCTAACACCGCTGGAATCGAACTGGCCCAGAGTGCCAGCAGGTTTGTAATACAGGGCACCTGAGGTGCCGGACAGAACGGTGGCGGCCATTGGCGTACCGGAGAATGAGGTTTTCTGCGGGCACTGCCCGGCTTTTTATAGGATAGCCCTTTTATTAACTCAACACAGTTGCCCTATAGCCTGTTTCAATTCGGCTTGAGAAATGCGGTGATGTTTCATTAGATGAGAACGTGGGTCCGTTGATTTCTCCTACGCGAAAAAATACACCGCTGTCTGTTTTTGCTGTGTCGTTAAGTGTTTCTAGTACGTCTACAGCTGTGCTTACAAGCGTTTGATTTCGGGCAGGGCCATTGCCTTTTTCTGTAAACACGCGGATGACAATCGCACCACGTGCAAAATCGACGCTGCTGGTCAAAGTGGGTTCGTTGGTGATGCCGAAGGTTACGTTTACTCGCACATACTCTGTTGTAGTGTTTTTAGGTGCAGCGGTGATGTTGTCGAAGTACACCGGCACTGAAGGACTTAGTGCGTCAAACGCATCTAGCAAAGGGTTTTCTATTGCAGCGCGGATGGCTTGGTAATTCATAGCTCCTTAAATAGGTCGTCTACTTCAATTCTGACGGCTTTATCTACAGAGCCTCCTTCAACATAAGAAGGATACCAATCAAGATCTGCTGTAGCACTAGATGCTCTGTCGTCAGGGCCACCGCCGATTAAACCCCTATAAGAAGCAAGCTGCTGGCTAGTGTTACGCGTTCTCGTACCAGTAGCAGGGTCAAACGTAGTATCTGCAGTCCTAGGGCGACCACCGTCGCCTTCGCGGAACTTTCGACGCCCCAGAGCTGTTTCTGGTTCATCACTCGGCCTATACCACTGAGCTTCAGCTACATCAGTTGCTTCAGCTACATAATCAGAAAAGTTAGAAATAGTCGTAACCGCTCTGTTTTTTAGTGGCAGAGAACCTCTTACGTTTTGGCGACCCGTCAACAAACCTGCAGGCAACTTAATTGGTCGCGGTTCTCCTGGTTGACCATCACCTTTGTAAACGCGGCCATCAGGTGTTTCTATCTGCCAAGAATTAGAAAAACGCCCTGTCCAACTTGGTCCCTCCTGCTGCAACTCCTTAATTACACGTTTTGCTGCTCTTGACGGTCCAGAGACGACAAGCGAAGAGCCTATGCGGTCTAAGTTTTCAATTAGCCTTACCAGTTCGTTTTTTGCCATTACTGTGGCCTCGCAATTACGGTGTGCAGGACTGGCTCGGCACCTCGTTTGCTGTTGATTACCAGCAGCTTGGCTTCGCGGGTTTCGCCTGCTTGCGTGTATTGGATGCGATCAGCTTGGCTTGGGTAGTAATCGCCTAGCTCTGCCGCACCAAAAATTACTTTCAAGTCGGTGGTTTGGTACAAACCTTGGTACTCACTGGGGTTGACGTTAGTTATGACGGCTTTGACCGTAACCGTAGTTTCGGAGTTGGTGACTGCCCCTGTTGTCGGGTTGTAAGTAGATGGCAACCCAGCTTTGATGTATGTGATGTCTTGACCCCAATCGGCAAGAATTGCAGCTGGAATACTGCCGAATACATCGTCGATTAGTGCCATATCAACCTCGCTCCAGTTTTACTGCGTAGTTGGCAGCGCCTGCTTTGGTGTAGGGACCGATGTAGGTAGTAACCCAAGGGAACACGTCCAAGATGGTGTTAACCATTCCTGGGTTTTGGGAGCTGGTGTTGTACTTGACTTCTAGGTCGCCGAGTTTGACTTCCTCGTAGGTGCCGTCGGTGCCTTTGCTGCCGGTTAGGGCGTCTGGGTTGTTGGCAAGAGCGCGTGCCAGTTCGAACGTGCCGACTTTTACTTCGTCAGGGACAAATGTGCATTCGAGTTTGACACCATCAACCTTGTATTCTTTGCGGGGCCATTTGAGTGCTTGGGTGGTAGTGCACCGGTCCCCGTAAAACTCAAAATCATCGATAAAACGAGTAGCGGAGATAAGTGAACGGTTTTTCTGATCGTCAGTTTTGTTGGTCCAGGTTGAGTCATCTGGAGTTGTTTCAAAGTAGGCGTTTGCCTCAGCCAGCGTCACATAGCTGTTGGCTGATGCTCCTTGGAGAGTGGCGTCGATTGTTGCGGCCACGGCTTAATACCACCTTTGTCTGAGTTTAGCTCTGGTACGTCGTGCTGGTTTAGGTAAGACGCAAGCGTGGTAAACCGTGCCACCGTTTAGTTCGATTTGCGCTTGTGTTTCACTAACTGCGCTTGATGGAATATCGATAAATCTTTTTGTACTATCCTTGGTAATGAAAAGCCTTACAAAATCCATGCCGGTCCGTAAAAGCGAATTCTCTGGTACTAGCGTAAAGAAAGCGGAGGAGCCGAAGGCGGAAAAGCCACGTAAGTTTGCCGATGTCGTCAAAGAAATCCAGAAACTGCGCAAGCAAGGCAAGCCTGTGCCTGAGATTGCGGACCAGCTGAAGATTAGTTATGTGTTGGCTAATCAGGTGGTGCTGCGGTCGTACAAGATGACTGTGCGGAGTGAGGAAGTGTTTCAGCGGCAAGAAGAAATGCGGCTGGGCCTCGGTTGACGCAATAAAAAAGCCCCCTTTCGGGGGCTCCGCTCGTTTCGACGATTGCTTATCAGGAATAAGCGGTGGTGTCGAAGGGGGTGTTGACCAGAAGGCGCACGATGGGCACCATCTTGGTGGTCGCAAACACCAGGTTCCAGCTGCTGGTGTTAGCCAGGTTGCCGGAGGTTGCGGCGTTGGTGGGGTTGTCGCCAGCGGCGGCCCACTTGGTGCCGGTGATGTGGAAGCCGTAGTGGTAATCCACAGCCAGCACGTCCTGCATGGACAGGATGTTGCGGTCAGCGGCGAGGCGCAGATCCTGTTGGATGCCCTCGGAGACAACACCAGACTTGAACATGTAGACGGGGTACTTCACCACGTGGGTTGCGGTACCACCGGTCAGGTAGCTCAGCTGGTCGTCGATGACGACGCGCATTCCAGCGAAGGTGGCCACTTGGGGATCACCAACGCCAACACCGCCACCGCCCCAGGTCACTGCGCCGGAAGCGGACAGTGCTGAGGTGCTGAAGGTCAGCATTCCGATCTGTTGCAGGTAATAAGCAACAGCGGAGTGCATTGCGATGGTGTCGATCTCTTCACCACGCTCACCCAGTTTGTTCTTGGCTTCAAGAACGTTGCCAACGGAGATGTAGTTGGCTTCGGCTGCAGAAGTACCAGCGACAGAAGCGTCGAACTGGTTAGCACCGAGAACACCACCGGCAGAGATGCCACCGAACAGACCCAGCAGTTGAGCCTTCAGGGTGGAAGTCTTCAGCTTGTTGATGGCTGCAGACAGCTGGTTGCGGACGTGGGCGAGGGGGTCAGCGCCGGAACCCAGCTTGCTGAGGTCGTCAGCGGCATAGCTGAAGCCACGGTGCAGCAGAGTCATGATCTGCTCGTCGGCTGAGGTGCCTTGAGGAGTCAGATAACCTGCGCCACCGGTTCCCCAGGTTGCGTTGCTGAGGATTTGCTCCTCAGTGGGGTTGATGGGATCGTGGAAAGGCACGCGCACGCGAGTACCACCGGCACGGGCGTCCAGAGCAGCGTTGCGCTGGATGATGCCGCTTTGCACCCACTTGGATTGCTCGAAAATACCTTCAGCGGTGTACTGAAGGAATTCGGGACGCGTAACGAGGTCCGACAGGAATGTTCCGCCGGAATAGTTTTCGGAAATGGCAGCCATGACGGGCTCCTAAAAAAGGGTTTACGGGTTGCGTCCCACTGGGACTACTTTCCGGCTTCAGCTTTAAGAATTCGAGCTTTGTCTGGATCCTTAGCAAGAAGAATCATTTGCTCGGTGATGTTAAAGCTGTCTTTCAACCACGGGTTGGATTGGCCGGGAAGGGAGGTGGCGCGGGCACTGCCCGTAACACCCATTCCGGCAGTGTTACTAGCTGCAAAATGATGCTCGTAACCGCTGCCAGGATTTTTCAGGTTGGCGACGTATTCCGCCACCGGAGTCTCTACACCACTGACAACAGCCACAGGCTGACCGTCTTTAGTGCGGAGATTATCCTCTACTAGACGATACAGCTGATCAGGAGCAAGCGCACCAGCGGATGACAACTGAGACAGCATATTTGAGCGCAGTTGTTCTTTTGAATAACCTTGTTTAATTTGCTCGACTTCGGCTTCTTTTTCGGCCAGACTTGCTTTTAGCGAGGAGATTGTGGTTTGCGCGTCGTCCCACAGTGTTTTGTACTCGCCGGATTCTGCAAGACGTGCTTCTTCCGCCTGTTTCTTTGCGGACTCAATGTCGCTCAGCTGCTGCTGGAGCTTGTCGCGGTTTTCCTTGTCTTTTCGACGCTCGCTAATTAGCTCGGCGTTTTTTGCTTTCAGTGCGTCGAGCTGCGCTTGGAGATTGCTAAGGTCAGCCACAGGCTGTGCAGACGCATCCTCCACAGAAGGATTTGCTTGCTGTTCTTCTGACACGAGACTTTTGTATTAAAGCAATACTATTCTACAGGGTTCTCATTAACTACAACAGACGGTGTTTGTGCGGTAATCTTTGCAGCCTCTTCTTGGACTTTGGTGTTATCCGGCAGGATTTCGCCACGGCGCAGGATTTCAAGCAGCATTTCGTCAGTGATCTTGCCGTTGCTATTGAGGTCGGACAGTACTGCAATGTCTTGGCCGATGAGGCGGTAGTAGTCGAAGTCGCGGTCGATGCGAATTGTGGGTGGCTCGATGCCTACATATTTGGCGGCCAAGCCGTAAGCCTGGTTCAGCGCACTTTCCAGCTCTTGGCTGATGATGGACAGCACTGAGTTGCTTTGTGCTTGGTCGATACGCTTGGCCTCGGCAGACTCGGCTACAAACTTTTGGCCGAACAACTTGGTGACGCCAAGCGTTGACATTTGTAGCTCAAGAGATTGCAGCTCGGCCATTTGTGCGTCGAAGCTTGTTGCATCTGCTTGGACGTAATACGCCTTGTTGCCTGGTGTCATCGCAATCGCATAGTTAACACCCATGCTTGCGGCACCCAGTGTGTCGTCCCAGCCCTCTAGCACAAGTGTGGGCATGGCGGCGATGTGGAGCGCGTGGATTAGGTCCGCCTGCCGTTGGTAGTGCGTGATGTTGAGGTTGGCGATGTCGAGCAGCGGGGGTTGAGAGCGCAACATGCCCCGGCGGTTGCTGTAAATGGGCACCACTGGAATTTCGTCCAGGCTGAAGCCTCCGGTTTGGGAGAACTCAACGATGTCTTCGCCCAGCGTGTACAAGTCATAGCGTCCTGGGTAGATAACCCGCATTTGCTCGACTTGCTCTTCACCGAAATCGTTTAGAGGACGGGTGGCGTACTCGTGGATTCGGATTTGGGTGAGGGGGCTGCCGGGCATCGTGTAGTCAGCTTGCCGCCATCCCCAAATCTGTGCCGCATCGACATGCACGAAATACGGGCGGCGTCCCATTGCACGCTCTTCGGCCAGGTTGCGGGCTCCGGTTGCTGCGGGGTAGTCGACTAGAACGGCGCTGTGGCCGAAAGAAAGGCTGCTGACTAGTGCTCGACGTGCATACTCGTTGATGTTTGAGCCGAGACCGTCGATGTTTTCGCTTAGTTCGAGCCAGTAGTCATCGCCTTCGATGTGGATCGGTTTGCGCAGAATCGCTCCAGCGGCGGTTTCGATTAGGCGGCTGGTGTATGGCGATAGGACGCTGCGGTCGACTCGGGTCTCGTATGCTTCGTCGTCTTCTCGTGGTTCTTGTGGTAGATACGTTTCGCTTAAATCGCGGATGTAGTTGGTGCCTCGCGTGACGGCAGCCATTACCTGCCAATCTTCCATCATTGCGATGACTTCCAAGTCACGCACAAAAGGCGACTCGCTGACCGAAGCGCCGGTTGGGGGAATGTCTGCGCTGTAAACCACGGTCAGTTGCCTACTTTATTGTCATTTTGACAGATGCTCACCACTTCACCCGATTGGCCCAATAAGCCGCAGACATCTTGCCTTTGGCGATGTTTTTTGCGTGGCGGGCTTTGAAAGATTTGTTGCGGGCCGTACCAGCGGGGCTGCCTTTGACGCCTTGTTGGCCGAAACGGATAAGTTTTACTTTGTCACCTTCTTTTGCAAGGACTGCGTGTGATTTTTTGGGGTGATTGGGTGTTCGTTTGGGCTTGTTGTAACCGGAAAAGGTCTCCTTGCCGCGTTTAATCGTCATCGTCGTCGACCGAAATCATGACTTCTATGCCTGATGCTAGACGCACCATCAAACCGGCGAAGTCTTCGACGTCGTTGGGGGTCATGAAGGTGAAAGTTGCCACCGTGCTGTGGTTATCTGCGTCCACTTCGATGTGTTTGCAGTAGCCGGGGACAATGCGGGTACCCATTAGCCGTTGAAGGTGACTGCAATGTGCGGAGTGATGCTCGGTGTCCCAGAGGAGATGGCGTCTACGCGAACGCGGATGGTGGAAGTGCTCTTACCGCTGTAGTAATAGACGTACTCGCCGTCAGAGTTGATGGTTTTGCTGGTGTCAAGCTCGTACCAGCTGGTGCCACCGTTGAAGCTTGCTTCGAAGGCAAGGCTGAAGTTTGCGCCGCCGCTTGCTTCGATGGCGAAGGTGAATTCGGAGGCGTGCGCGTGGACACGCATCTCGTCGTTTACGGCGGTCATCGTGCCACCGGTGTACTCAACGACGTTGGTGTACCGCTTGGTGTCGGTAACGTTTACGATCGCCATTACTTTTTACCTTTGGGCTTGCGCTTTTTGGCGGTTTTGGCGGCGTCTTTGAAGTTCTTGGCGGTTGGTGCGCCTTTTGAACCGGGTTTGCGCATTTTT